AATCCTTGAAATTATCCAATCTTCATAAAAAGGTAATGATATATTAAATTGTTCTTCTAAAAATAAAACTAAAAATAATACTTGTTTTTTAACATCATCACTACCACCATAAATATTATGACCAAGGAAAAATTTATGTAAAGAACATTCAACTTGCAAATAAGGGTCACAATCCTCCTTAATAGTAACTTTCTTTAAAGTTCTCATATCTTTTACATTAACAAAACGCTCTCTCTTAATATTTACTCTAATACTAGAATCATAAGTACCTTTCAATTCTTTAGTAGTAAATCTGTACATTAATTCCCCTAACTCAAAATCTATCCCAGAACGTTGTACTGATATTTCTTCAATCTTAATAGCACAGTTTTTATCAAGAAAAGGACTATTAAGAACAATTGTATCTATCAAAAGAAACACCCCTTTTTTTCCTAAAATACTCCCATAAGTGGGAGTCATAACCGGTGTTACTATACACACGGTTAAAAATAAAAATAAATTTAAATCAAATTTTATCACTACGGGGGGATAAAACCATTGCTCCGCTATCCCCCCTACAAAAAACTACGCCTACCCGTTTTAACTTATAAATATATAAAAATATACTGCCGAACTCATGTATAATTTCAAAGAAAAATAACATTGCCTTCGGCTCACAATTGTAGAAATGTTTATTACAGCATTTAAAAAGATTATCTTAACAATCCTTTCATTCTTAACTCAATTATGTCAGTACCGAATTTTTCCTCAATTGCTAAATCTATCATTTCTTGCAAACTACTATATCCTTTTAAAGTTTTAATCAAATTTAAAGCAGAATGTTTCTCTAAATCAACTGTATAACTAAGTCTAGTTGTTTTAACTGATGTTTTTTTATTCATATTAACATCTCCTTTCAAGAATATAATAACACTTTTACATCAACACTTCAATACTTATTTAAGATACTTTCCTGAATATTGTTAAACTAATTTTACAATATCAGTCCTATCCATGTATTCCTTAGATTTAGCACTCTCTAACATTTTAAAACTATCATAACTATCTCTTATATCATCATCTTGAATAAATCCTATAGTTTTAATAGGTCTAATTCTACGTCGTAACTCAACTTGAGGGGTAGATTGTTTACTTTCATAATCTTCCCAAAAATAATAACGTAATCTTGTCCATCTCTTAAATATAGTATTACATTCTATACAATAATGTGTAAGTTCTCTAAATACCTTGTCTACTCTATTCCACCTTTGAGCAGTATATAATATTTGTTTACCATTACCTTTTCTATTCTGTGTAAGAAGTGTTAAAAGTTCAACTGGAAAATTTTTAAAATCTCTTGAATTAAACTCATTTTGCACTTCATCCCAAGCACAAACTAAAGGTCTATCATATTCTTTAAGTAAATCTTTCCAACTTTTAAACTCAAAATCTTGGTCTAAATAATTAAAATTAGTCATGATATATATTTTATCTCCATATCGTTTTCTAAGATATTTCAATTGATAAACCAAACCCATGGTTTTACCTTTACCGGGTAAACCAAAATAACCATAAATACCATATAGATGAATTTTTTTTTCTTCTTTTCTCCAAATTCGCATTATTTCTCTATATAAATCAATACTTTTCCATTTAATTAAATCAAATAATAACATTTAATCATCACTCTCCAAAGGACCATTTTGATACCACCAAATAATAGACTTACCAGTTGCTTTTTTCACATTATAAAAAGCATAAAACAAAGAAAGAATAGCACAAAAAAAAGACTGAAATAACTCTAGCTTAGTAGGTAATAAATTTAACATTAAAAAACCACCTTTCTATAATATAAAAGGATTAAGCGTCCCGTCCACAAGGGACAGGGACGCATAAATTAATCAACACCGGGAATTTTCTTATATAACCATTCAATTATAGACCAGCTCAATTGAAGAACATACCAAAAAGACAACTGACTAATAATTAAAAACCATAAATCTAAAGGAAATATACTCATAGGAACTTTTAAAACATCTATCATAGAACCTATGTATGATGGTAAAACAAAACCAGTATCAGGAATAAGTGAAATGATTAAATTAGGTATCAAAAACAAAGCATCTAAAATTAATTCAAATAACAAATCAATCACCCTTTCCAATTCTAAAAATATGATTTCCTCTAATTAAAAAATAAATTTGATTACAATTATAAAGTAACATCAAAGGATACATAAAACCTCTAGCAAGATTGTGTATACGATTTATATATCTATCTAACCAAGATAAATCTACAAATTTAACTTTTTTTCCATAGACAGTACCTTCAAAATCAGATATACCAGTAAAACTTCCGGAAGATACATTACCAAGTTGTTTTATACCTTCTTTATCAACTTTTACTTTAGCATCAAAAGAAATTTTCATATTATTAAATTTTTCAGTAAAATAATTTGGTTTAGGTACAAATAAAAACTGAAACATATCTTGAATACCAGCAAGAATAGTAGAAGGTAAACCAACTATCTCTTGCCATATATCAAACAAAGGAGTTTTAAATTTATTCCAAATGTTAGAACCTAATTTCTCCATACCTTCACCTAATCTATCCAAACCATTTCCTATTAAACGGAACGGTGCAGAAAGTGCCGAAAGTAAACCGTCAATAGCACTATTAATAGCATTGCCGATAGCACCCCAAAACCAGTTGGGAGTATCGTCTTCGTCTTCCCAACCAGGACGGGGAGGATCTTCTTCGTTTCCTCCTGGATTATCTCCTGGATAGTAACCTCCGGTTGAGAAAAAAAAACATTTCCAGAATTGTCATAAACATCATAATTAGAGCCAACAATATTCATTGTTTTATCAAAAGTTTTATCAGCACTCCAACTTGACTCATAAACGAATACACCATCACGTAATACATAATTACTAGCAGAATAAAACAAAAAAGAACCTATGACTATTGGTTTATCTGTATTCAATAAAACAGTATAACCTGAAGAAGATTTATAAATAATATAATTATCATATTTCAAATTAGTTGGAATAGGTGAAGCAAAAATAAAACTACTAAAAATTAAAAGAAATAAAATAGTAAAAACTATAGTTTTTTTCAATTAATATTCTCCTTTCTATTCTAAAAAAGCACCCTTTCGAGTGCATATTTTAGAAAAACTTATAAATTATACGAGGTACTAAATGAACACCAATCATTATTGACATGATACCTATACCGACAGGTAAAAGAACTCCTAAATTGCCAGTAATTGCATCAGTGATAGGCTTTAACATAGATGCAGTTATTATTAAACCACCTTCCATTTTTTTACACCCCTTTACAAAAAAATTTTTAAGAATTTATACATAAGTAGGAAAAAACCTACCCCAGCTAGGCAAAATATTAATAAATAAAAATAACCATTTAATTGAATAATACCCGGAACAAATAAATTTTCTAAAACATCAAGTTTATCATTAATTGAACTTAACAAACTACTAATAGTAGAAAGACTACTTTCAATAACAGATAAATCAACTTCAATAATACTTTCCATCTTATATAAATCCTTTAAGCAATTTTCCTTAAAGATAATACTTTAAGTTGTGTATATCTACCAGGTATTACCTTAAAGTTAACTTCAACCTTATCAAGTTGTTGTAATCCTTGAACATCTGCAGCTAAATCAGAACTACCCATACAACCAAAAGTCTGACCATCTTCACCTAAAAAATTAATTAATAAATATTCTTCATTTGTTTTTGTAGAAGTTCTTTTAGATATTCCAGTTAATATACATTTTTCTTTAAACTCTAACAT